CAGGGGAGGGGTCCCAGCAGCTAGCTTTTTTCCATAACTGCTCTGTTGTGTGTGTTGCTGTCGCTCTCTGTTCTGTGTTTTTTTGTTGTCGTTTCTGTTGTGTTTTTTTGCCCCGTCTCTGGTTCTTCTTGTGTTTTGCTGGCTTTTTTATTGTCGTTTCTGCTTGTTGTTTTGTCTGCGTTTTTTATCTCGTTGTTTTTTATCGTTTTTTGTGTTGTTCGGCGTGTTGTGTTTTGTGGTGGTGTATTATATTAATTATCAACCAAGGAATGTAGAAAGGATGGTAGTTGAGATGATGTGTCGTCAAGATATTAAGAATGAGGTTGTTGATTATATTCGCAACAGTGGCGAGCGTGTTGTGGATTATGATGTTGATGCTATTGTGGATTGTCTTGTTGTTATGTATAAGCGTGAGGGTGTTGAGTTTTATCGTTATTGTTTTGAGACTGTGGTTTTTACGAATCGTGTAGCCGAGTGAGCAATAAGAGAAGGAGAGCTAAAATGTTTAAAGTTAAAGCTTATGTAACTGAGATTGAACCTCATAATTTATATGAGGTCGATATTGACGGTTTTAAGACAGCTGTTGCGCCTTGTATGAAAATTGATGATAGTGTGGTCACGTTTAAATCAGCTCTTACTACAGTTCTTGAATTAAACTATGGTGATTGTGGTTTTGATTTCATATGTTGTGGTGTTAAGGATGGTGTTGCTTGCTATGTTGTTTCAATTTATGATTATGCATGGTGACTGATAACAAATAAGCCCCGCGATATGCGGGGCTTATTCATGCTGGGAGGTTAGTAGTAGAGCACTTCACCGGGGTAGATGAGATTCATGTTGCCTGAGCTATATCCTGTGATGTTGTACATGCTGACCCCGAGCCGTGCGGCGATACTTGATAGTATGTCGCCCGCCTGCACTACGTATGTGCGCGATACTGTTGCGGTGCCTCCGCCGTTGTGACATACCTTGTCGCCGGGGTATACGATGGACGGGTTGCCGCTGGGTACGCTTACGTTCCACCAGTCAGACCAGAACATTGAAACGTACTGGCCGCTTTGGATGATAACGCAATTGGTGCCGCATGGGGTGTTTGGCGTGCTGGGTTGCGGTGCGGGTTGCGGTGCGGGTTGCGGTGCGGGCTTGGGTGCAACTTGTCCGCTACCAGCGTACGCGTGCCACGTGTTGAGGTCGCCGTAGACTACGCTTAGGTCAACCCCTCCGGCCCAGCCGTTGACATAGCCGTTGCCAGTGTATTGCCATGCGACGGCGAACGGCCAGTAGCGGAGTGTGGGCTGTGTTGAGGGCGGGTTGAACCCGTAGATTGGTGTATAACCCAGCGTGTAAGCGGCTATCCACAGGCCATAGTTACCGGCGACAACTGCCGACCAGTCGTAACTGTTTTCGGTGTACTGGTTTGTGTAGATAATCGGCTTGGTGCCCCATGCGGCTTCCACGGTCTGAAGCCATGTGAGCGCCCAACCAGTATCCCATAGGGCGTTAGGCTCCCAGTCTAGAATTGGTACGATGCCTTTGCCAATGTATCCGCGTGTGTGGTCGATAAAGTAATTGGCCTCGCTAACAGCGCTGTTTTCCGTGTGCGCGAAATGGTAGACGCCGACGCCCTGTCCTGCCGCTAAGGCGTCCTGTACTACGCGGTCACAATCGGGGTTGACGTATCCGACGCCTTCGGTGGCTTTGGCGACAACGATTTGCGCGCCGGTGGTGGTGACGTTGATACCGGTCTGCCAACTGGATACGTCTATCATGTCCGCCGCGCTCGCGGTTGGCGCGAATATCAGTAGCAGTGTGGCGATTGCAGCAATTACGCTATAGGCGACTGCTTTAATTTTCTTTGCCATCATGTTCCTTTCTATCGATGTTGAAAATGTTGAGAATATTAGAGTCTTTTAACTCGGGGTTGATTTTTACGCAATTTTCTATGATTGAGGTGATTTCAATTAAGCAAATGCCTGCGCAAACCGGAATGAATACCGGTAGCTCAATTCCGAGACTGACGTAGCCCGAACCGTATTCAACGATTAACGCGACGCAAATAATCGCTAGGTACGCGAACTTGTGCCCGAGTCCCTGTCTCATTTTCTCGCTGGATAATTCGCCGTGCATAATCGCGTTGACCACGCCGGTAATATAGTCAATCAGCACCAATAAAAATACGATACCGATAACGATTAATTCATGAATTGGCATGAATATTTTCTCACTTTCTTATACCTGATTGTTGCAACAAGCCGCCAAGAATCATGCTGAATTCTGCTTTGATTTGCGGTGTTTCAAAACGTAATCGTCCGACGCGATAGGCGCTTAATATTTTCTGTGTCATATCGTCGGAGCGTTTGAGCATGATGCAATCATTGTCAACCAGTCGGTAGTCAAACGTAAAATCACGGGTGATTTTCGGCTGTTTTTTGGTAATGATATATAGTACTTCGTCGGTATCGCTTAATTGTTGGTATACGTTGAAAATACCGTATTCTGTGGTCCTCAATGTGAAGGCGTAACCGGAGTTGTTGAAACCACTAATGAGGGTATTGGCGTTATCCCTGAAATCATTGTTGATTGCATAATTCGCATAATTTTCGTCATATTTGCGTAAAAATTGTCCGAACTTGGATGTGGCCACCTTGGCGCTGAACCCACCATAATCGGCCAGTTCCACCATGACGAAGCCATCACAATAGCGTTGGTATTGCGTGTGATTATCCAACTGTGGTTTCAAGTTGATATTAAATGCGCTGAAATACGGGTTGGCCAATGTTACCGCGTTGCTGCACATGATGACTCGCACTCTATCGTTCCAACGGTCAACCGTATTGTAGAACTCCTCAAGTGCGGTTACTTCACCGCCCAAATACCGCATGTTATCGGGGAAGATTTCATCAAAAACAATGGTTCGCACCTTGGGATACGCAACTGATTTGACCTGTCCCGCCTGACTGAGGGCAATGAAGTACCCTATGATGTGCCATGTGGGGCGCGTCTTGCCGTGCTTGTCCGTGGTGGCGTCCCTGTCATCCAGCCAGTGACATTCAGCTTGATTGCCGGACACGCGAAACTCCAGTTCCGGGTATTGCTCCGCGATATCGGCAAACCATGTGCCCTTGTTTTTCTGTTCCTCCGCAGTCCTGCGTAGATAGATGAATTGCCAGCGTTTTTTAATCCAGTCGCCTATGACCAGTTTTTTGGCTCCGTAGGTTTTTCCGAGGCCGCGAGCGCCGATTACGAACATCCAAGGCGCGTGATAGGATAATACGCGCCTATAATCGTAATAATCCCCCTCTTCTAACAGTTTCTCCATAATACCCATCCTACCATACAGCAGCGACAGGCCGGTGGACATCTACCGGCCTATCACTGCGCTAGAAGTTCGGCGGCGCGCTGGTGCCGTCCCATACATTCAACAGCGAGTAGACGGTATTATAGCGTGTCCCGTATGGCCCGAACGGGGGCGTATTGAGGATATTATTATACAGTTGTGTAAGCGATGAAGCATGAGGCACGTTCAACGCGCCAGCCGGGCTTTGGTGATAAGCACTCGTCCACAGTATTTGCATTTTCGCGTCACCATACATCTGTGGGTAACTCTCGTAATCCTCAGCGAACTGATTACGCTGGCCCTGCCGTGATTCCGTGCGCCTCGCCCACGTCTGGAACGCCGCGACTTCGCTACCGGTCATCGCCCTGTCGAACTTGCCGCCTGATTCCATGAGCGCGGCGATGTTCGGCGCGGCGGCGGCAAACGCCTCATATCCTACAGCGTCCACCGCCCTCATTGCATTCAAGACCTGCAAGCGGCGTCCAAAACTCCATTGCGCGATGCCGATACCCTGATTGTTTGGTTCGACAGCATCCCAGCGTAATGATGATTCAACGGTACCGATGACATAGAGCGCGTATGAGCTTTTCCCGTCGCCTACGCTTGGCGTGCCCTGACCTTGGTCGGCGTCCGGCTGACCTGTGCCGCCGCGATATACCCACGTCTGGGCGGCTGACTTATAGAAAATGGCTTGCGATGATGTCGTGCCCGAGCCACTGTGATATACGAGGTTATCGCCCTGTAGTTGTATCCATGCGGAGATGTCGCCGTCCACGTTCACGCCCGGATTATCACCGCCCGTCGGGTTATCGCCGGATTCCGGCGGTTCCGGCAATGCCGTGGGATGCAGATAACCGAGAAGCTGTGACCCCTTCGCGAGCGGTAGTGTTTGATGCACGGCGGGCGTTGGGTTTTGCGTCAACACGTCGATGCTGTCGCCTTGGACACCACCCCATACGATGGCCACGTGACTGCCGGGGTAGTTTTGACTGCCGAACCTCCAAAACACGACATCCCCCATGCCGGGCGTATAGTTGGCGTCTTTTTTCTCAAAAACACGCCCCACGGCGGACGTGGTGGGGAACATGATGTAATTGCCCGCCGCGTAACCTGTCGGGGTGATGCAATCACCTAACGACAGATTGTAATTATCCATGCAGTATTTTGCCCACAGGTCCCAACATTGGGCACCGAAAACCCCGTCCATGTCCCAGTACTGGTTTTGGGTACGTTCCAACCATGCTTGTACGTCTACCATAGTATTAGTATACCCCGCCCGGAATGCCGGACGGGGTATGTTTTCACGTGAAACATGAAAACTTCCAATACGGTTACACCATACGGTTGCCGTCCGTGGTGGTGTTACGTTGGTGTCAGATTACAAAATAAGAGAGTTGCAGTGTCTGTTTCAGCTGAGTGTTTGTCTTGATTGTTCCCTGACAATAGAAAGATACGACCCCATCTCCGGTGATACTAATATTGCATGGCCCGGAGTCATTACCATACGTGAACGGATAGGAATTTATAAAGCCGTTCGGTCGATATCCTTCCGGCATTGTCCCGATAATGAGTGAGCCGGGGTTCACGTTCGACGTACAGTTAGCGTTGGAGTGCCCGTCTGGCGAACCGAAACGCACCATGATGTTGACGAATTTTGACAGCGGTGAGTAATATACCGTCCATGATGCGTTAGAAAAATGATTAGTCAGCACGTTAGTTCGCTGAACCAATGCCGTCGCTGATTGTCCCGAGGTTTTCAGGCTGGTTAATTCTTCCTGTACGTTCGTCGCCGCTGTCGTCGCGTTTGTCGCTTCAGTGTGGATTTGCTGTGCGGTGCCCGAGTATCCGCCCTGCTTGGTAAACGTCGTGTCGGCCTGCGCTTTTGTGTACACGTCGGCGGCGTTTGCCTTGCCGTCAACCGTGCCGGACAGCGAGGACACGGTGCCCTGTAATGCCGTCAATGCGGTGTTTTCGGCCTTGCCGTTAATCGTGGACATAAGTGCTTGCGCGGTTGGCTCTGAGGTCACGCCAAGCGCGGTAAAATATGATTCCTGCGCGGCAATATCACTCTTATTAGTCTGCGCCAATGATAGAGCGTTATCCGCCGTGCTTTTCGCCGTATTGGCGGTACTTGCCGCGGTGGTCGCGTCCGTCGCGTTGCGGTACATCTGCGAGTCGATTTTACTCATGTCCGCTGTGTAGTCGCCGCGCCATGACGGTTTATCGTCCGGGCTGTCCCCGAACTGGCTGAGATTATAATGAGGGGTTTTATTGATACTACTCATGAGAGGATTCCTCGCTTTCAGTATTACGGGTAGGCGTCCCTACCCGAACAATATTATAGTTGTCGGAATATTGTGTGTCCAGTTGTGTGGCGGTCAATCCCGTAGTGGACGGTACAGATTGCGATAGCGCCTGCTCTAACGCGGATACACGAGCAACGAGAGTATCATATGTATTCACTGTTACGTAATTGGCTAAATCTGATATTTTCGCGAATGTTCGCCATGGTGCCCAAGAGTTGTGATAATTACGTCTCATATAGATGTTAGAATCAGAGTCGTTTGAAAACACTATTTCCAATATAGCAAGAGCCGATACTCTGAGTTTAAAACATATTCCCTCTACGTTTGCATGCGGTTTTGTGCCCTTAGAGCCGTTTGCTGCATGATATATTTTACCTATTGTTGATTCGTCGATAGAATCGTAATCTAATTGCGATGTCGGCAATGGATTAAAAAATAAACCACCTTGAAAAACTCCTAATGGACTGCCGCCCGTACCGTCGCCCGCCAGCGTGGCATCATGCGCAACCGCCGTCAATCCGCCCGAGCTGCTGTCACCCACATAGCTAATAGTGACCTGATTGCCCGACGTTTCGATATTGATACCGCTTCCCGCTTTGATGTCGCCCGCCGTCAACCGGTCGGCTATCGCCGCCGCGAGGGCTTGCGTTACGCTCTCCGTAGTTGCGTACCCATCGAGACTGGGAATGTCCTCGGTTCGGGCTATCGTATCCGCCACGCCCAAATAGCTATCGGCGGTGCCGTCGCCGGTAAGGTCGGCGGTATGCTCTACCGTGGTCATGCCGCCCGCCTGTGACGCGGCGTAGATTGCCGAGTCAATCTTGGACATGTCCTCATTGTAATCGCCGGTATAGGTTGGGCGGTCATCCTCCGTATACTGGGATAATCCGTAGTGCTCGGTGTGGTTGGTGGCGGTCATGGTCGCACCCCTCTGTTCTCGAAGTTCGATACGGTCGGGTTGCGCTGAACATACTTGGCGTCCGCGTCGCCCTCGGTCAGGTAAATGTCTGCCGGTTCGCCCTCGGGGATACTCTTGCCGTAAGGGAACTGCGAACGTCCCGGAAAATCGCCCGGCACGCAATTGTCTACAGCGGTTGCGCGTAAATCATATTCACGCGCGGACAACCCCAGAGCGTCGTACATAGATGCCTTAAGCTCCATGTCATCATAATCCCCCCAAAACAGTCCATGATTACGGGCGTTATCGTACATTCCATCAAGAACTGTTTGCAGGGCGTCCTGTCTGCCATATACCGGCGACCACGCTAAACCTGTGACATGCGACTGTTCAATAAGTCTGATAAGTTCTTCGCGTAGAGCGGCCATCTGCTTGAGCAGATTATCGGCCATATTCTTGATGTCCTGATTATTGGCGTCAATCGCTTTGTTCACCGACTCAACCAAGGTGTTGAAGTCGGATTGCAAGGTGTCAAGATTATGGCGTAGGCATTCAATCAACTGCAATGTCGTCAGTCCGTCCCGATAGGTGAACGGAACGGACGTGGGCACCCCGTCAAACAGGCGTTGCCGTGGAATCAGCGCGTTAATGGCAACCATGATTACTCCCATTCTCCGTAGTTATGGCAGTTACTGAAAATAGTATCATACGAGCCCCATATCTGCATGAAACACGGTTCGAGACTCCGCACGACTTCCATATCCACATTGATAATCGCATTGCGATATTCGGTAATGAGGCTCATTGCAGACTGAGACCGGCCCGACGTGTGGGATGAACTCCTGCCGTCTGTCGCGTCATGTTGCCATTCCGTGCTTGACGTGCTATGCGATTGCGACGTGGTGCCTTGCGTGCTATGGCTACTGCCGTCCGTATCCGCTTGCGCCTGATTGGCGTGAGTCGCATACCGAGCGAAGTCGCCTTGTACACCTGTTGCCGGAACCTCAGAATCATATGACTGGGACTTGGTGCTACTTGAACTAGTGCCGTCCGATATGCTTTTGGTCGAACTATCCTGAGACGCGCTGGTTTTGCCGCTGGACTGGGCTACCGTGTTGGATGTGTTTTCACTGGTCATTTCCACGGTGTTCAGCGGGTCGTATTTCAATGCTAGCGTCCGATAACGCTCATTAAAATACGGCATGATTTCCGCCATCGTCATCCCCAAATAGAAGATGAATTGTTGCGCGGTTTCCTGTCCTATCTCCCTAAGCGCGTAATGACGAACGATTTTCCCGTTCAATTCGGCACGATGGTTCTCATCGTAAATCGGGTAATAGTCGGCGCTGAGATGCAGTTTGGCGTCCGTGTCGTAGCCCAATGCAATGAGGTTGCCGAGGGTCTCAGTATACTCCCCCGGCGTTGCCATTGCATAGGCGCTAAAATCCTGTGCCACTATAATACACCTCCGATACCTGCATCATACGAGGCGGGCATATCGATATCAGTCGTACCACTGGCGCTGGAATCCAGCGCGTTAGGTACGCCGGAGCTTTGCGCGTCCGCATACTCAACCCAGACATTAAGAGATGGCCACAAACGGTTTATTTGGGTTGCCGCCTCCTGCCGCGCCTTGAGAAAACTCAGGCGGAACACGTCCGTTTTCTCATTGGCCTGCGCCACCTCATCCGATATGAGCCGTTCCTTTTTCTCGGTGCCGCTGGACTGGATGCCCAGATACCCCAGTACCTCGTTGGTCACTTGCGTTTTCTGCTGGATGAACTTGTCCAACAGGTACGGGGTGGTGTTGGGCCACGGCTGGAACATGCTACCGGGGTCAAGCGAATCATAGCCGACGATATAGTCCTGCCCGTCCTGCCGCTGTTGTAGCATGTTCTGCACGGTCAGCTTGGTACGCGGGTCGGCGGTGATAATGGTCGGAAGCTTCAGACTCTCCAAGTTCACATCATACGCCTTATCAATATCGGCAAGACGCCGTGCATACTGCCATAGAATATCCTTGAAACTCATGCGCATACGATTATCCCAAATGGGGATGCACTCCCGGCCCGCCTTGAGTTGCTTGTAATGATAGTTGACTCCGACCGGCTCGAATGAGGTGGGGTTATTATACACGTTCAGCCGGCCTTGATATCCGGCCTGCGTGGCGAGGAACCTGCCGATACGTTTGTCCTCGAAAAACAACGCGCAACCGTATTCACACAGACACATTTCCAACCATCGTTCATCAACGGTGGGCGGCAGTCCCCGCCAGCTGAACCGGTTCAACGCCAGTTCCTCCAGCAAATGATAGTACATTGCATCAAGGTCGGCGGCGCGCGCCTTCGCGTAGTTGCCACGCGGATGCAACGCGCCCCCGACCCGATTTCTTTTAGACCTGCTCATACTACCATCATATCACTCATAACTGATGCCCGGCAGTGGATCATTGTCCGCCAAATCGGTCATTCCGATATCATCAGGACTGTTCCATACGGTAGCCCCAGACTCGAACACGCCCTTGATGGTCTGCCGATACTGCTCGGGCAAATCACCTCGCACATAGCATTCTTGCATTTGCCAATATGAGAACTTGGTCATACATTCCAGCGATTGCGGCGGCGTGATGAAACGCTGGACAAAATACCCGTAGCGTAACATGTACTCTCCGACGCTACGCAGAGCTGAGGGTGCGCACGTCTTGAATCGAACCAACACCCCGACAATGCCGTTTGCAAGATTGAATCCGTCTCCGCCGATAGCACCGGACGTGGTAGGGGGCGTCAACTGCATTTGCTGGACTTGCGCATTAATCCCGGCGATAGTGTTTTGGTAGTCGCCAAACGCGGAACGTTGCGCGTAATCCGCGTTCATATCCGCCATATTTTGGGCCAACTGGTTTGAAAGCGCTGTAGTCTGAGAGCCATACGTGTTGGCTTGACTTGTTGTGGCCGCGTTAGTACTCAGTGAATTGGCAGTGGAAAGTTGGGCGGCGGTATTGTTGATACTGCGGTTCGCTTCGGTGTTTACACCATTCATGACAGCACCGCCTAATGCCGATACCGCGCCCCCGACATTACCTGAAGCGGCGTTACCCGCCACCCCGACCACGCCGTTAACCACGTTATTCAGCTGTGCGAGGTCGGCTCGCTGATTGTTGATATACGTCGTGTTGTCCAGTCCGGTGTTAAGAGCTGTCGCTTGAATTGCGTTATTGGCGTTGCGGTTGCCGATAGCGAGTTTGTTGGCTTGGGTATTGTACTGGTTTTGCATGGCCGTGGCCGCAAGCGATTGACTAATGCCCATCTGCGCTTTTTGATATGTCCAGTCAGCTGACTGCTGATTATAGGCGCGAGTGTAGGCACTGTTTGCCATTGCCAACTGAGCACCATTGTTGACTATCACAAATTGAGGGAAATTGCTGATACCAAACGCGGCGTCCAACATTTCTCCGTTATCAATGGGCAACCCATTGTTTTTATCAAGAGGAGCAATCTCGCTTGCGCCCGCCTTATTGTACCCAACCGGGTAAAAGTTCAAGCGCGCGCCATTGGGTGCGTAATTATGCACCTCTCTAATAACCAGATTATCGCTTTGGATATTTTCGGGCTTATAGGTGATATTTGTACCGTTCAAGCAAGTGCATTCGACAGTGGAATAGGGGTAGCATTTGAGTTTTTTAAGGTTTTTATAACGTTTAGGGATATTAAAATTATCACGAAAATCATTAATGGTAATAATGTCTTCATATCTGCTGGGCGCATTTGTGGCCGACTGGGGGAAACGGTAGATACGATCATTTAATTCCGGGGGGAGTGTTCTCCCAAATAGCTTATCTACGACATAGCCAGATTGCTTAAGAAAGTCATCGTCTAAAGAGGGTATCATATACATGTTTACAATACCCTGTGTTATCCATGAAAAAGTAGAGCCAACACCCATAAACACTCGGATAGACTGGATGTCCTTAAAGTACAGTATTTCAGCACCATTGGCCATGTTCTCAAACAGAGAGCCGCCCGCAGTAGTGAGAGACGGTTTTTCCTGACTGCCCGCGTCCGCTGACAAATCTACCGTGCTCACGACTATTACGCCGTAATTCAGATTTTTCCCGTCCATGCTGATAAGAGACTTGTACTGTTGGTTTACCGTCACCATTTCGCTACCGGTGTCCAGCCCTTCGGGTAGTGCGAGATAACTGCGGCCATAGTCGGTCATCTGGTTTTCGTTGGCAATGCCGATATGGCCTCGCACCACATAACATGAGCCGAACCTAAGCACATGCTGGAATGACTGCCAAACGTCCAACTGCACGGTGAGCTGAGTAGTGTATGCATTGATGTAATCCACGTGGTTGATAAAGTAATACCAATATCGCGGCGACTCCAAGTCGGGATAATCGTTATACACCACGACATAGTTGTAGTTGGACGCCTCGTTGAATGGCAGTTCGACGCGCACGGGTTGCCCGAACATGTGCATGACTCCATGTACCCTGTCAACACCGGGCTGTCGGGCAAACCATTCCTGTTGTTTCTGCGGTGACTCGAACCGGGCTAGGTCACGGTAACTGCTATCCCACGGCACGTTACAGAGTTTCAACGACGTGTTTGGCGTCCATTGCGCCCAGTTAAACGTCGCCTCGACGTTAGGGTTGATATCTCTCAGCATATTATCCCTTTCACAAAAAATAAGGGGAGTGTTTCACGTGAAACACTCCCCTTTATTATATCATGCGGTCACGGTCACGCTCTTCTTGCCGGATACGCCGAACAATGTGGCGGTGATGTCGGACGAGCCTTGCTTGACGCCCGTCACAAGGCCCGACTCGGACACCGTGGCGTTGCCCGGGGTACCGGACGTCCATGCGGCCTGCATGGTAACGTCGGCGGTTCGCCCGTCAATCATGGTCGCCTTAGCGGTCGCCTGCGCCGTATGGCCAACGGTCGTGCTCGGGACGGTTACGGCAATGGATGCGATAATCGACGGGTTGAATCCGATGACACCATCACCGACCACCGGCACGTTCAGGGCGGCGGACACGGTGCCCGGCACCTCAGGTGTCGCCGGATTCGTATACAGCGCGGTTGCGGTAACCGGGATAGTGGTGTTCGGTTCGTCGAGTCCGACCACCAGTACGCCGGTGGGCGAAATATAGGTGTAATCGCTCTTCGACTTAACGGTGTCACCGATAGCGTACTCAACCGCGTCCGAACGGAACGTGGCCGTGCCATCATTACTGATAGTCGTATCGGCGGTGACCTGCACAGCGCCGCCACGCGCCACATCCTTCGGCGTAGTCGCGCCACCGCCATACATGGCAAGCTTGAGTTGGAAGGTCGGCGTCTCGGCCACCGTACCGCTCGGAGCCACCACGTTGGCGGTGGAACCCGCGCCCGTCCAGAACATCACGGCCGGGGCGAAACCAGACACCGAAATAATGTGCTGGACGTGCAGATAATGGTTGACCGAGTTGATGTTCACCGGGTTCGTCTGCTGGGTCATCTCGTTAATGACAGGAATGTCAATCAGGAACTTGTCAGTAGTAAGAATGGCTTGCACGCCATCCATACCGAAACGGTCCTGCGGAATGACGATAATCCGGTCGATGGTCGGTTCCGCGTCCGTACGCTGGAACACCGTGGCGAGGCCCTGCACGTCAAGCGCAGACTTGACTTCAGGCGAACAGAATAGTACGAGTTCGTCGGGGCGGGCGAACGTCGGCATGTGACGCGCATTGTATCGGGTGGAAACGAATTTCAGCGTGTCGGCCCATGCGCGAATCTGGCGCAACATGTCGCGCGCGTCCGTTTCCGTCGAACCCATGTCGTTAAGGTCATGCTCCATGTGGACACGCCAATATCCGCCGAGCTTCGCATACTCGACAAACTGGTGGCACATAGCCTCGAACAAGTCAACCTCGGCCGCATTATAGCAGGAGGTGAGAATCTGCGAGGTGAGCGAGGCCAGACCGGTTTCGGAGGTGAACGCACGTTGGAGTGTTTTATCCTCCGTGGTAGCAGGGTAGAAGTGGGTAAAGTCAAGACGGTGGTAGAGGCTATCCACGTCGATTTTCCATTTGCGGAAATTGTCCGCGCCCAAGTATTCCGCGTCCGGGTCGTACACCTGTGCGAGCGGCATACCTACGGCGATTTCCTGCCACGTGTCGCCATACGCCTGAGATGCGCGCTGGAAAACACTCAGCGGGTTGTTCCAACGCCACGTGTTCACGTAAGTACCGCCGATACGGTTCACCAAGGCCGAGTAAAACTCGTTCTTAAGCTGGGTGCTGGACATGAGGGTGGCCATCTGGCGGTCCATGTTCATCTGAGTGGCCGAAGGCATACGCCTCTGATACTCGGGAGATGCCTCATTGCGAATCATGTTGAGAATCTGGGCGTTATTGAACTCGGTGAGCGGTCGCAACTGCTGCTTCGGCGTCGCCACTGGAGTGGTTGACATGATGAGAAAATCCTTCCTAATTATTAGTCTTCAAACAAATCATCGAATGTACTGTAGGTGCCGTTGTAGTCATCGTCGGTCATTTCCGTGGCATTCGGTTCTTCGTCGCCGTTCGGCCCATCGTTCAGCACGCGGTCGGCGGCGGCGTCGCGCATCTCTTCAATGGTTTTGGAGAGTTCGGCCACGGTCGCCTCCAAGGCGCTGAGACGGTTGGCCATGTCGGCGTCCTTGTCGTCGCCCGCGTCTTCCGGTTCGCCGTCATCCTGCGTTTCAGGCTCCGGGTTCGGCGTATTGTCGTCGGCGGTCGTGTCCGGCTCGGTGTCGGGCGTGGTGTCCGGCTTATCGTCGGTTTCGGTGTCGTCCATAATTACCTCTTAAAGTAAGTGGCATGACGGCAATCACGCCGTCATGCCGGTTTGCTAGGCTGTGCGGGTTCCCTCGCCGTCGCTGGGCGTTGGCTACGCACGTCTACATCCGACCGAATCGCCTTACCGACTTGCCTCACGGTCGGGCCATCGAATCGACTTGGGACGCACACCCCGCTACCGACTATTATAGCATAAAAGTGTGGCCGTCATCATTGATATGGCGTGAACCGGGTATAAACTCATCATAGGGGATGGGGGCGGCTCGATGCACGCCACTCAGACGCATTACCGTGTCGCCATTCGTTTCCACCCCGCAATATTTGCGATTGCCTAGGATGCGGAGCTTCTCGTAGGTATGGTCGTTTTTCCACTCTCCTAGTTTCCGGTCATCTGTTTCCATGTCTTCGGGCGCGTCCAATCCTTCCAATATCATGCCATCGGTATCGGCGTAGAGCACGCGGTCGGCGTTCGCGTTCATCGCACGGGATAGTATCCGCCGTCCATAGGCGTTGACATATGCGGCGGTCGGCAACCATGCCAGACTGTTGGCCGACTCGGGTTTGTCCACGGTAAAATCCACACCACCATCCACGGACGGTTTTGGATGCAACATGGGCCGGTAGAGCGAGGCCCCGAACTTTCCCACCAGCGAGTTCAATAACAGTTTCGCCATCTGTTTGCGCTCCCCCGTCGCGGTCTGTTTCACGTGAAACCATTTGTCCACATACGTATAATAAAGTTCGTGTGATTTGCGGAACTTCCAGCCGCCGACATGCTCCCACATGTGGACGTCATAGTTTTCGGTCAGCGTTTCCCAATCCACGTCCGCGACTGGCATAGTAACGACGCCGAGCGTGCTATCCAAGCGTTCACCCTCATACCCCCATACAGGTAGGATATTGGTGAGTGTCGCCGTTTTGCCCGCTTTCAACCTTGCATCAAACGTGATGACGTCGATATGCAGCGGATAATCAGCATCATAACGATACTTCCCGTCATACCACACGGGGGCACCTACCGGCATGGGGGCATCGCGCATGATACTTGGGTAGAGACTGTTCACATCCCAGCTTCGGCAATCCCGGTATTCGCCCGACTTACTGTATACTATCGCTCCATAGTACGCGGGGCGCATCCGATGATAATCATCCCTATCCAATGACGGAAAATGGCGTTTGAATTCGGCGTAATCGCCATCAATGTAGTCGGTCATCGCCATTGATGCTATGGTCGTGCCCCTGAGGTTCAGGGCGGCGCATTCCTGTGCGATATTCCACGTGGTTTCCAAATCATCCACACCGCCAAATGTTTCACGTGAAACATTCAAACCATCGTCGCGCGTGACATTGCGCACGTCCAGAAAATCCACGGTGATGCCGCCCATGCGCACGCGAAAACTGTAAAAATGCCCGCGAATGTTGAACGTGCCCCATACACCGTCTTTGCTTGGGTTCGGTTGTAATGGGAGTCGTTTCAACAGTTCGGCGGCTATGGGCTTGATATCCTGCCACCCGTGAGCACACCATACGCGCGTATGATAATCGAGCATGGTGAGACGGATGACGGCGTTCACCGTCAACGGTTCCGTGCCGTCATCCGTCAATAGTGTTGCGCCGTCCGTTGCCGCAGTTCGACGCTCTTTCATGACTCCATCCTTTTTTAGTGTCGTGCCGCGTTGGCCATCCATTCATCAAGTCGTGTTTCTACATCGCCTGCATCCGCCTTGGTTTCCCATTTATGTGTTTTATCATTATACCACGCGGCTTCCCGCACAACGGTGCTGAAATTCGTGTTGTTTATCAGCCATCGTTTTTGACGGTTCGACAGGGATGCGAATTTTTGGGCTATGCTGTAATCGAATGCCTCAAGCCGTTGCGAGACCCTATCAAAATCCGAACCCCCCCCGCCTCCGGAAATCTGTCTAGTGCCTGCCTGCAATGGCGCTCGACCTACAAGCCCGGCGTATTCAAGCAACTCTCGTTCAAGTTTCCTTCTACCCCCTTCTCGTATCATTATGCGCGCGTGGCTTATGCCGCGCTCCGAGCCGAACACGTTCGCACGGTTGCGTGTGAGTTCGTCGCGCGCCGAACCGCCGACCGTGTGAGTGCCCAACACGTCAAAGGGGGATTCTCCGGCGCGTTCCATTTCACGGATTTCGCCCACCGTGTAGCTGGCCATGCTCAACGCCTCGAATTGTTGGGCGCGTTTGATTTTCCGCCGTGCCTCGATGCGGCGGCGCTGTTGCTGTCGCAACGTCTTCCGACGTTTCGGCGGGGCGGCGGCGATTTCCGCGTCGGTAATCAGCGGACGCGCCGCCATTTCACGGTCAAATTTCGTAATATGGACGTCGGGCACGACCTGATACGGCTCGCTGTCCCGCGCCCTTAAGGCTTGCTGTTGTTCCCCGAATTCCTGTCCGATACGGCGGGCAACCTGTTCGAGTTGTTGGGCGCTGAGTTTTCCGAGAAACGTTTCGGTGATTTGCTTGGGGAGATGTCCGGTGCTGTAATCTCTGACCGCTTGCTCTCGGCGTACCTGTGCCGACCTGATGGCGGCATTACGTTTCAGGCTGTTAACACGTCGATTGTTTTTACGTTTTGCCACGGCCCTCGTTCCTTGTGAGTATAAAACACCCCTCGCCGCAAGGATGGGAAAACGGCGAGGGGTGAGTCTGGCGGCAACATCCCTATAGGGACATTGTCATGTTATCATATGGTATAGACAAATATTCTATCCACGGTCTTTTTCCGACACCAGTTCAAGGTCGAAGAACTTGAATCCACGGCGACTCTTCTTTTCCACCACCTTGAGGGCAAGAGGATGATTCCACGTATCCGGCGTTCCGAAAATCGCGAACAGGTTGCCAAAAGCGTGCGCCAATGTGGGCGAGGCGGCGGCAAAGTCACCCTCCTCCGCATGGATAACGACACGGGTAGATGAGTTGATTTCACCGGTCTCTTGGTTGGCTACCTCGATGGCCTGCGCAAGCACGTTGGTCACATGAAGTGGCTCATTGAGGTGTTCATCAACCTTATCGGCGGTCTGCATAGCGTTGTACAGCGCCATTTTGCCGTCCATGGTGTCAGTGTTGAAGAAGTGGGATACGGCGTTAGCGCCGTTAGCCGCAAAATTGTTGCCGTTTGCTACGGTCAGTTCGTTGTCAGCCATGTGTGTTGCCTTTCCTTATAGGGTTAGTAATTATTTTTCCTCGGAGATGATATCATCTTCAACCACGTTGCCGTTAACCGACCCCGGATAGTCGATAATGGTATCATCTCCAAACTCACAATTAGCCCAATAGATTGCCTCATCCATGCGCGTAGCCTGCGCATGGTATTCGGCGGACATAGGAAGCATGTCCCTGTTAATCTTGCGGGCTTTTTTCATTGCCATGTCAGCCGTGCGGCATGCGCCATCCACGACTACTTCGGTGTCCACGAGTTCCCCGTTTTCACTGCGCGTAACGCCGCGCACGATACTATAGTGCTTGGCTCGCTTAATATATGCCATAATTATGCCACCTTATTTCAATATTGCTGCTGTTGTGACATTCTTGCAATGTCTTCATCAGTATACTGTACATCGGTTAGATTGTCAAAACAGAGACACGCAATTTTGATGATAGTCTGAGCGAACCCATCACCCTCCCACGTCTGGCACATCTCATAGCAAGTCGCGCCCTTGACATGACAGACCGCGCACCACGCCACCATCGCCGGACAGTAAATAAGCCCGGACAACATTTCAATGTCCTGCATTCGTACTAATGCAGCGTACATCGACGAACTTGGCGAGATGCTTAGACAAATGTTCGCCGCGTGTTCGATACTGTCGGCAAACGCCACCTGACCCCCCTGAGGCTTGTAAAAGTCCTTAAGCAGCGTTACAGTGCGACAAAACGTCTCCCAGTCGCCCTCACCACGATTGTATTCCCGCAAGTGTAGATTACGCCGACGGCCACGAATGACACGGCGCACACGGTCATCATCCAAAACACCGTCATCAAACCAATTCGTACGGTCATCATTGCTCTTCATAGTCAACACCTCTCCAACAACAACGTATCAGCCAACGCCCTCGCGTCAACCAGCATATGAGCCACCTGCGCGTAATCACACGCATCAAACGCCACAGCCGACCAAACCAAACGACGCCTACCGCCAGACTGAGACCGCATTAATACCGTATATCGTAGTTCATATATCCGATTATGAGGACAATACACCAGCCGCACATCACCAAACTCAAACTTGGACGGAAACACGGCCACAACCTCATCACTCACCATCATCAAACACCTTCTTCTTCCTCGAACGGCAAACGCACTTCAACAACACCGTACAAAGTCCCCTGAAGGTCAAAACGGGAAGAAGCAAAACCAACATACACATCAAACCCATAAAACGCATGACGTACAACATCACGCACGCCATCCAACGCCTCCTTAACCGTATCCGCCGGATACGGGCCATACTTATACACATACGCGGTCGTAAGCTCAAACACCGTAAAATCATCAGGCGTAACAGTAAAATACCACATTATCTCTCCTTATATCGATTCTTTCAAACAGTAAACTCTTCACCATACTCAGCATAATGCGCAATCAAATACGCATTAAAAAAATCCTGTTCAGAACAAGGAGCAAGAGCCACATGCAAGCCCTCACGAATATCATCATCCATAAGAGCCACAGCACTGTCATAATCGACCTCACGCCCATCCCAATTAATAACCTTACTCATCTCAACTACCATCCTTTCTACATTCCTTGGTTGATAATTAATATAATACACCACCACAAAACACAACACGCCGAACAACACAAAAAACGATAAAAAACAACGAGATAAAAAACGCAGACAAAACAACAAGCAGAAACGACAATAAAAAAGCCAGCAAAACACAAGAAGAACCAGAGACGGGGCAAAAAAACACAACAGAAACGACAACAAAAAAACACAGAACAGAGAGCGACAGCAACACACACAACAGAGCAGTTATGGAAAAAAGCTAGCTGCTGGGACCCCTCCCCTG